TCACGACCAACCACATTGTTAGAACCTACACCACAATAGTAGTCACCTTGTGCTCTTGGTTTACCTTTCTCTGGCCAACCCAATGGGCGACCATCCTTATACATGAAATATTCTTGCTCAAAACCAAACCACCATTCATCACTCACCAAGTTCTGACAATGCGTTCTAGTGTTTGATTCATGTGGATCAATACCATTATCATTCAACACTTCACACATTACATAAGAACCTTCTAGGCCCGGTGCGGTGCGTGTTGCGTCAGCACGAATACGGTCAATCGTAATGTATTCTGCAACAGGAAATAAAATACAATCTGAATTATCTCCAGTAGCCTGTTGTGTAGATGAGCCATCAAAAGACCACATATCAGCGTACTCATCTATTTTTACTTTACTTCTTAATGACTGTGTAGGTCTATAACCATCAAGCCATACATATTCAAATTTTCTCATATCTTATATTACCTGCAATACTAATTCTAGTTTCTTGTGTTAAATTTGGTTCAACATAATGTTCCAAATACGATGGAAATATAACAAGTTTTCCGTTTAAAGGACTTATAGCATATATGCTATGTTGAGAATTATTATTATAGTTACTTAATAATTCATCTTGCACTTTCATAAGTCTACGAACCCTAGGATCACACATAACTATATCACCACTATTTTCTGTAGCCTTAACATAATAACAAAAACTCCAATCTGAATTCGGATGTAAATGTGCCTTATTAAAATCTCGAAACTTATTTATATTTGCCCACATATTAACAATAACACATTCTAATCCATCAACATAATTATTGTGTAGGGCTATTTTTAATATTTTTTCTCTAACGAATTTTATAAGGTCTGTAAACTGTGCATCTTCAGCCAAATCATCACCACTTTGCCAACCCCCTATATTTGAAAGTTCTCTAGAAGATTCGGTAAGACTTCTATCAATAATAATTTTAGCCAGAGACTCATTATTTATTTTACACTGATGGTCATATTCTTCCCAAATCTCTGTAGAAAATGTAGTATGTATCAAGTTCCAACCTTCTTTATAAATTTCCAATATTCAGTTTCTTTTGGATCATGTTCTTGTTTATGTTCTCTATACCAATTATAATCACCATTCATTTTTTTTGCTAACCAACCTTGTAAACTATCATACATAACTACTTTAACAGCAACGTGTTCACTGGTTTTTTCATTTTCAAGAACTATCTGCTGTGCCTGATTATACACCATACCAGTCTTCCCTAAATTTTTTATCATCAAGGTTTCCCCAAACACCAAACCACTAACGAATATCTTGTTCCCGTAATTACCGGAGTTACTCTGTGGTATAAATGTGAAGGAAATATTGTTAGAGTACCAGCTTGAGCAATTCCTCTCTTTTTGCCTGGGAAGTGTACTACACCTTTTGGTAATTCATCTCCTTCAAACCATACTGGTTGCCAGATTTGCAGTTCACCACCTTCATAATCATCATTTAAGGCTATTACACCAGTAATTTTTCTACTCTTACCTATCCAAGCTTCATGTCTTGTTTGCTCATGATCTCGACTATAAACAGCTCGATTATCTTGATGCCAATGAAAAAATTGTCCTTCATTATAAATTGCAAACTGCATTGATTCCATCCAATCCCATTCAGTATGCCAGTTTGCATTTATACAGCTATCCTGTATTGCTGGTGCTATTTTATCATACAACCACTGTTCTTCCAACCAGGTAACTTGTGTATCTCGTATATTTTTATTAATTCCAGTTTCATCTACTTCCCCTACCTTAGCTTCACTTGATTCTTGAGACAACCCAAGTTTTATAATTTTTTTACATTCAGGTTTAGAATAGAATTTAGGAATTTGCCAATATATAATTTCTTCCATTTTAATATTCAAAATACAGTTAGGTATTTTTTGATCCAACTCTATACTGATTGTAATTTTGATTCCTATATTTCTTAGCGTTATACCGATGTGTTAATTCTTCATTTAATTCTTGTAATCTGGGAACACAAGTATCATTAACCCATTTCTGTAGTTCAGCATTATCATATTCTAACTTGCGGACTCTAGCCTCAGACTGTTCTAATTTATAGGACAGGTGAGCTATTCTCCTACGAGCTTCATCAACATATGATTCTTTCTTTTCTTCTATACTCATGTTCCAACCCTCTTATATTCATCTAAATTATTTAAATGATTCTTGTAAAAATTATTAGTTGTACTACTATTGTCTATAATCCAATTAACAAATTCTTTTCGTAATTTAAAAGCGTATTCAGAATGTTCTAACAACCCAAAACCCTTTAACTCCTTTTCGGCTACTTCTGGATCTAATAGATGCATACCCATCAAGACATTATACCACAATGAATTACCTAGCCCAAAAAAATTACCTCCATGATCTGACTTTGCATTATAATCATTTATTCTTGGCATACGAGTTTTCCAAATTTCAAATAAAGTTTTTAAATCATTACTCCATCTATCTTTAGATGATGCATCAATCCAAAACTGTGTATCTTTTCTTTCACTTACATAATGTCCAACTAACCAATCTTTTACTCTATCCCAATACGTTCCTATTTGTAAATTATAGCCGTCTATATTTTCTTGACAGTTAAAATCCATATGTTCTGAATAATAATGTTCTATGAAATGATTTATCTGTAAAATTGTTAGGTGTATAGATGTTGCCTCTAACGGTTCAACAAATCCTGTAGCCAATCCTGTAGAGATTACATTCTTTATCCATACATCCTTTACTCGTCCAGAATCAAATTTAATATCATTTCTTGGTTCAATCTTATGACCTAAAACTTTTTCAATTTCATCTTGTGCTTCTTCTGGTGTAGTATGTAAATCACTGTAAACATACCCACAACCTAATCTATCTTGTAATGGTATCTGCCACATCCATCCATATTTCTGTGCCCATGAATGTGTATAGTTTCGTATGATTGTATTCTCATCATTTTCAATCCAAAATGGCATTGCCCTATTTACTAATAGTTGGTCACTATAATCTATCCAACGATTTTTGTATACATTATTAATTAATACTCTTTGAAATCCGCTACAATCAATAAACAAGTCTCCATTTACTTGCTGTCCATCATATGTTATTACTGATTTTAATGTTCCATCTTCACGAATAATTCCCATCCCAGCTACTTTACCTTCAATAAAATCTACTCTTGGATGTTCTAAAACTTTTCTCTTTAAAAATTTTCCAACCAAAGCAGCATTCATGTGCCAAGCTCTAACATTAAATCTAGCGTCTATCTTTCCGGTCTCTCCCTCAAATGCATTTTGTAAATATGGATTATTGTCTGATACGTTTACAAAGGGCAATTTATCATTTAACATTAACTGAGAAACTAATCCAGTATCATAAGGTATATTTTTTGCTAGATGATAAATTCTAAAATAATCATAAGACCTATGTGGATAATTATATTCATTTTCAAATTCATCCCCAATAGGATTTGTAAATGTATGTCCTGTATTGTACCAATCTTTAGCTATAATTCCTAATTTAAATGTTGATCCAGTTTCTTGTAAAAATTCTTTATCACTAGCAGTTAGATTTAATAATTCAGTAAAGAGTGATGTTGTGCCTTCTCCAACTCCTATCACTGGAATTTCTTCTGTAGCTATAACTGTTATGTGTGCATTGATAGTTTTCAGTAAAAGGTTCAGAGCACACACCCAACCAGCTGTGCCACCACCTACAATAACAATATTTTCTACTTTTGCCATTCTTTTACCTTGTCTAACAATAATTTTCTATATTTCCAATAATCTATTTTAACAAATGGAATATATTTTTCTAACAATAAACTTACATTTTTCCATATGTATGTTTCTTTAATCTCTTTATCAAAATGCTTTCTATATCCTAAAAGTTTTTCAAAAATAACTAAAGTCTCTAAACTAATCTTTTTACCAAGATATGCCTTTATCAATTTAGGATGGTTTCCATCCTTACAATCTAATATTATATCAAAATCTGGTACTGTTGTCAAGAGATATTCAACATCATTTAGAAAATTATATTCTAAACTTTGAATTATTTTTTTATGTTCAATCCAATTTTGATTATTAAAATCTCCTACCCAAGATTTATCACGAATTAAATTTGCTATAAAATATTCTGTGATTTGTTCATCAGATAATTTTCTTGCCAACTTTGCAAATTGATGTTTGTCTTTACGTTTCTTAAAGGACTCTATAGTTGCGCTCGTCTTACCACCGTACTTGAAATAATCGTACTTTCCATCAAAGTGTAATTTCAAAGCAAGATAATTTAAATATGCTTCGTAATCTGTCATTCAAATAACGATCTTGTTTTAGGTAAATAATTTAAAGCTTCAGCATCTAACTGAAGTTTTTCCTTCATGCCCCTATCTATAAACCTTGTAATTCTTTCAGGATCAATATCTTTTTCATTACAAAAATAGATCACAGCGTCCATATAAGACATTTTCTTAATCTTAACTAATTTCTCTATCTCTAGTGAAAATGATTTTGTTGTTATTCCTAGACTCATAATATATAAATTTGAAATTGGGTTATCACCTATCTCTGTTTCGGTGATAAGGGGTGTGAGGCTATCTAAAGCAGAGACCTCTTTTAACTGGAGGACCGAAATTTGATAACAAGGTCTCGGTCCAAAACCCCGGATAAGATTACGCTGCTAAGCGATACTCATCGAAATAAAAGTCATCATTGGCTTTTATGTTTTTGTGTCAGTCTCCTCAGGCACCTTTTCGTCCGTACGTCGATCCTGGTTCACCCCCTTTAAACTGTTCCGTTCATCTGGTACTGTACCCCAACCTA